TATCGGCCCACTCTCTACCGCGTAAATAACAGTCCCCGACCCTACCCCGCTGCTATCACATGAAACACGCTCTAGCCCTGATTGATAGCCGTTGAATATCCTGTTTTCGCCATCCAGTGAGTCGGCATAAATTCCCCTCGATATGCCGTGCAAATTATCATCGATCTGCCTATAGCCACCGATCTTACGAGGCCGTCCACGTTGAAACCTCACCCATTCGCCATCAGTGTAATATTGCCTATCCAAGACAGTGCCATCGCGCTGAATCCCGGCCTTGGTGTCTAATGCAAAAACCTTTTTAGTCATTTTTATGGTGCGGCATTAACAATGTTATAGGAATCATTTACCAAAATAGCTTGCTGTGCTGGTATCAACGCCACTGTCGTTCCACCAGTGCCTACTGAAATCGTAACCGTATACGCAGCAGGACTTGTTGTTGCGTTATTCACATACATCACTTGAATCGTTGGTGGAACTATAATCGTCACATTCCCCACAAGGTCGCCAGAACTAGTGAATTTTAATAATGTGTTTGATGCTTCAGAGTCTGTGAGGGTATATGTACCAGTCGAGACTTGCTTCACCAATTGAGAAAAATTGAACTGTGTATTTCTTCCAAGACCAACAGAATAGAATGTTGTGCCAGAGCAATGTAGGTGCAATGAATCTCCTGTTTGAAGCCCAACCGTTGCCGACCCATTTAATGTATCAGCACCAGCACAGTCAATCGTCAAAAGACCAGTTCCCTCATTTCTTACTTTGATGAACCACCCATCACCAAGCGTAGCCGCCGCCGTTAAGTTCAGCGTTCCAGCACCGCCAGTCCAAACAAAGAGCTTTGTTCTATCAGCAGCACCAGCCGTATATGTCCCGGAGAATGTTGTAACTAATGTTGTTAGGTTTAATGTTGTCGTGATGGCCTCAAGCCCATATCCCTCAAGAGTAGCTGCATCGGCACTTGATGTTCCAGTGCCAAAGGCAACATTCGACCATGTGCCTTGTTCAGTGGCATTAGTCTTGATGTACACATATTTAGACTCGCCAGCCGCTATCGATATGACTGTATTCGTACCCGCATAATCTTTGACCGTGAAAGTATTAGCCCCCACGTTCCTAAATAATATATCCTGCCCCTTTGAGGCTTGATTAGCGGGAGGCAGGTACACAGACAAGCTGCCAGCCGAGGCGGTGACTTCTGTTATCCTGCCAACCGCTGTTAAATCTGGATCACCGTTGATAGGCCACTGTAACTGCGTGCTGACAGCTATTGTCAACTCCACCAACGACACATCTGCCGGGAGTATCGAATCGCCACTAAACGGGCTTGAGTAACTTGTCATTTTATGTACCTTTCACGAATGCTTGTCGATCCAGTATGCGCTGGACATCTTCTGTTTTCAGGCTTTCGATTACCTCGTTATACATGCTTTGCCATACTGGAATACGGTCATCATTCTTCAGAAACGGGATGGCTTGAAGTAGCGTTCCATAAAGCAATGCTTGTGGTGCGTTGATCGTAAACCAATTGGCCTGTGCATCTGATGATAATGGCTCCACCCTTTCATAATAAGTTACTTCAAACTCCAAATCGGAAGCAGGAGTTGGGGCGACTAGCCAACGGTAGAAATTATAATCGCTATAGTATTTTGGAGTTCCTGTTACTGCTGGATCGGGTGCGTATGCGCGGAGGACTTCATATTTACGCAATAGAACAGGATTGATCTTTCCTGTCGAGTCCGTGCAACTCATGGATACAGTTTTTTTCCATCTTGAAGGTTTTACTAGAACAGGATCAGAGGTAGTGAAATTGCCAGTAGCGACAACCAAGCTGCCAAGAAATTTTATGTTAGTGGCTATAACCTGCTCTGCCAACATAATCAACCGTGGTATCTGATTTATAGTATCAGCGTCAGACCTCTCTAAATACAGGGTGACGTCACTCACCAAACTGTCATACGTCATTACTGCCGCTGCTACCATATAATCCCCTCAATACATTTATTTAGCATAGTTATTTCTCTGGTTTGAGTATGCTGACTATTCCGTTGTTATTGGCAGCACATTTTTTATACTGATCTTGGGCTCTGGCAATCCAGTTAACGATGTCGGTATCGGAGGCAACTCCGCCGGTACTTTCTTCAGTAGGGTCGCGGGGACGTGGGGACAAACCAAAGACCTTAGTGGGTTTGTTGAGCAGCCTGACAGCATCAGCAGACAGGCAAGGCTTATTGGTAGTGATTTTGGAAACATTGATTAGTACCTCCGTTAATGCCTCAGCAGATGAGCGCTCTAGTTCTTGCACCTCGGCAGCTTTCTTGTTGCCGTATTCAACTGCTACTTTATACTCCTCAGCGGCTTTAGCTGCTACTTTAGCATTCTCTACTTTCACCTCATCGTCACGCGCTCCACGACCTTGAAAGTAAGCAGTGGTATGCGAGCCGACAAGGAAGAGTACCACTGCAAGCAGCACGTAGGGATTCATTCTTGATTTACCTTATCATGTATTGATTCAGTAGTCTTGCTTCTAAAGTAGGCTATCAACATTGCAATTATGATACCTATTCCAGCGAACATCTCCGGTGTCATTTTATGGATGAACGCTGGAATGGCAAGCTGCGCCGCGCTTAAACCAGCGATTAAAGTGGCAAACAGATTTGTCTTTGATCTAATCAACATCAACCACCGACGTTTAATAGCTTTCATTTTATTTCTCTTTCGGAAAAGTGCGAAACCAAACTTTGAGTGCAATGAGCCAGCCTTTAACACGTTCTATAAAATTATTCACGCGATCATTTCTCCATTAAAAAGTTGCGCGATCTTCAGCCCATCAGTAAATTGGCAGTGTGCCATTTCGCGATTATGCTCCCATCGTCCCGCCCACTCCAATCCAACGTCCTCAGCAATCTGCCCGCACTTCTTCCACAAGGCGGTATTGTTCCAGTCGATCTTTCCGTTCTGGATAGGCGCGAAGTCGAAAGCCAAACGGTAGTTATGGTATGACCATCCGCCATGAGCGTTTGTTACAATAGCACCAGCGGTTGCCCTGCCCTGTGCGTACAGCGCGTCTTGCGATTCCTTGTCGCGGTAGGTGGAAGTGATGATGACATCAATACCGTCGACCATGCACTCAGCAATGAATTTCTTACACAACTCCTGCACCTTGGGGTGAAGGTCAGCGATCTGTCTACTGTTAATCATTGCCTGTCACCATTCCCACGCTCGAGGAGCCGCGTCACCTTCGCATCAATCTCACGAACGGTTGTTCTTAACTCGGCGGTTTCGCGCACTCGTTCAGCTTTCAAGTTGGCAATCTCGGCGGTGTTGGTGGCGATAATGGTTTTAACTTCTGTTGCCCAACTGAACATAGAAACTATCAGACCTATAGTAGCTATAATATGTGTGATATTAAATGCGGCACTAACTGAGAATTTATTGTCGCTCCTCCGCCTGTTGTGCTGGTCTGGCCGCCTGTCCCGGTAGCTATCATCATCTCCAACATTATCACTCATCTCAGACTTCCTTGTTTATTGTTGTGAAATCGTTTCTACGCAAGAATCTCAGCCGCACGTCCTGCGCCTATCAATCCAGCCGATTCAAGCGCGTTAATCCCCGCAATGGTTTGGTCATGGGTAACATTGACATCTTTTGCGGAAGCCAGATCTTCAATCCATACCTGTATCGCTACAACAGACTTTGCCGCCGTGTAAATTGCAATTTTTTCAGCTTGAGTAAATCTATTGCGGAAGTCTAAAACAGATATTGGCTGTTTGATTTCAGGCGCGGGTTCATCATCTTCTTGCAATACCGCGTCTGGATGATGCGCTGCGATAAAATCAGCGTCAGCTAGTATTACATTCCCATCTTTTAGTTTATAGCGCATTAGCCTATCCTTTCGATTACGACAAGACCTTTACCGCCAGGCCCACTCACACCGGTGCCTGTTGCGGTGTTACAGCCACCACCAGACCCGCCACCCAGTGATGGAGTCCCGCTTTTACCACCCGCTGCCGTTGCACATACGCCACCACTACCACCGAGAACCCCAACTATAACAGCGTTGCCAATCGTTGTATTTGAGCCAGCCGTTCCGCATCCACTACCACTTTCGTTACTTCCGCCACCGCTACCGCCAGACATAGCCCTGAATGGGTCGTATATAGAATCAAATCCGAATTCCATTCCTCCCGCAGCCTGTGTTGCAAGAGATCGCCTGATACCGTCAGCACTTGCCGTTGATCGTCCGATGTTACTCTTACAAGCCCCGCCAGCGCTTGTTGCAGTTGCTCCGCTTAGTGCATCTCCGGCAGTTCCAGCACCGCCGCCACCGGAAGCACTTGTTGTTGCAGTGCTGGTATTTGCGCCACCAGCACCACCTGTTCCGAATGGAGACCCCGCACCGCCGCCACCTGCTGCTGTACCCTTACCCGTTGTGCATAAGGCGCTACCCCCGGCTCCGCCTGAGTTGTTAAGCAGCGTGCCGCCAGAGCATGTACCCCCCGCGCCACCCGCTGCTGTTGCCCCGTTGGTTGTAGAAATCGCACCCCCGGAGCCGCCAATAGCAGTGATCGTGGTCATCCCTGTGCCGCTTAATGAAGATGTGCCACCTACGTTACCCGCTGCATTCGTCACGCTAGCACCACCAGCACCAACAGTAACAGTTAATACAGTCGCAGCGGGAAGGTAAACTTCTGTTTCTCCAAAGCCGCCGCCGCCCCCACCGCTTGCTGCATTTGTAGTGCTGTTAGTATTACCGCCCCCGCTACCACCAGCACCAAGTACAGATAGCCGATACACCCCGCTTACTGGTATCGTGTAAGTAGTCGATGAAGGAAAGAATATCGCTGGGCTTCTTACGCCAGCACCACCAATGAATTGACTTAGATTGCTCATGTTAATTTCCACCCCACTGTACTGTCGATATAAGTTAATGTGATACTGATATTGTTCGTGCTGATTACCATATCCTCAGATAAGCTCATTATTTTTGATGAGTTACGGCCTATGGTTAAGTTATTTGTTGCGAATGTCCCTGCGTAATCTGCAATATTTACTACGTGATTAGCCGATGGAGTTGCTGGTAATGTGATCGTGAACGCCGCGCTTGTGGTATCGGCCATCAAGTAATCGCCAGTAACTGCGGTATAGGTTGTGGTTTTGATTACCCATGCTGCGCTACCAATATCGCTAGTCATCGCCACCGTCCCATCTTTATCGGGTAGCGTCCACGTTCTTGCGGCAGTTGTAGCGTTGGTAAAGAAGTTGGTAAATGTGTTGGCTGCGTTTTTCAGGTTGAGCTTAAACAGAGTAAGCCCTGCGTAACCTCCGGTTGCGTCCTTGTTGGCTGATGTTTCTCTCGTGGCATCGTTCCCATTCAGCTTCTGTATTGCTTGCAGGATCGTGTCAGTCGCTGCAACCGTTCCCGCGCCTGATGTGTAGCCGGTGAGTACCTTTGCGATTACTGCCGCATTGGTGAGGGTTGTTGCATTGCCAACTGACGTTACATCGCCTGTCAGGTTGGCATTAGTAGTTACCGTGGCGGCATTGCCAGTGATATTTGTCTGGTCGCCAGTATTTGTTCCAGTAGCAGTACCGCCTCCCGTGGCTACATCGCCATCGCTAATCGCCGTATTTAACTGCGCTACCGTGAAGCTCCCAAGAACCGCCGCATTGCCCGTGGAAGTGACATGACCTGTTAGATTAGCGTTGGTCGTGACGGTCGCAGCGTTACCACCAATACTTAATCCAGCCGCGGTTCCTGTGATGTTCGTTCCTACTAGCGCAGTCGGAGTGCCTAGTGCAGGGGTGACTAAAGTTGGGCTAGTGGATAATACTGTGCTGCCTGTGCCAGTGCTTGTTGCGACTCCTGTCCCGCCCCTTACAACAGGCAGTATCCCGCTGACAATGGCCGAAGCGTCAAAAGTCAGTCCAGCCCCAAACAAATCTACTGTGGCTTGTTTTGCTTGCCCATCCTGAAACGCCAATACAACATCAGTTGCTGCTATTGAGGTAGCTGCTGGCAAATCAGTGATTCTTTTTTGTGCCATCCTATATCTCCAGTGAATCCATATTGCCGTTTGTTGTAGGGTCGTCGGTATTTTCTACCGCTATTTCAAACGTACCGTAATCTCCAGTTGCTAATGTATTTCCAGTTTCGGCTATATCAACGTCAGGCCGTGGGAAGTTCAACGCAATTTTCTCAGGTTGCCTTGCTGGCAATCTCCAAGGGTCTTTCCTGTCCCTGCATCCTTTGTCGCACACTCGCAAGCCGGGGATATTTGGGTCTGATCCCATCGAAGCTAATGGCCGCTTCATCCTACACCTATCGCAAATTGCAATCGCTAAGGTTGACATGCCACGAGTGTTTAAGAACATGGGCATTATCGGCTGTACCCTGAAATATTCGGGCTAAAGAAAATCGGAGAGTTATCCCGCTCCTCGTCTTCCGCTTGAGCAAGGTACTTATCCGCTTGTCCGTCCAAGTATACGATCTTTTCCATCGGCACGTCTGGCAGCTCCAGCGACATTCTGTGCGCAAGGATGAACAGGATTGCTTCATACCAGCGTTGCGGTATTTCAAGCGAACCGTTCAGGTCGCCCACATCCATGATGTACCGTGAGCAGTAAACCACTATTTGTGTGAAGTCTTCACTCGGCACAGGCCAGACGTTCATCGTCGGCTGTGGGATTGTCCGATCAAACCAATATTGCAACGGCTGATTGGATGTGAAGTTCTTATTGGGAAGGTTGGTATAGTCATCCCTATTAAGTCTTGCCATTGGAATTTCAATAGGATTACTGCCAACCACAAATTCGCGGACTATTAAAGTCCCGCCTGCTGTCTCGCGCATTCTGTAGTACATCACTGCATGGCCGGGATCGATGTCATACCAAAGCCATGTGTTATCAACCCATGTTGTAATTCCAGGAGCGTATAGCGTGCTCCATGTAGTGCCATCGGTTGAGTATTCTATTACTATTGTGAACGAGCCGCTTACGCCGGGAAGAATGCCGAACTTTGATGCGTACACCTCATCCGAAAATGTTACCGCGATGTTCCCGTTGATTGCTGACTGCGTGCACGAAGTATCAACATCACCATCAAACGCATTAGCAGCAGTGCCCGTAGACGCGCTGTAAACGCCCGTGTTGCGTGTTACGCGCCTGTACAGGGCGTTGAGTACGTCAATAGAGCCAACGGGCAGTGTATATAGTCCCTTGTTCGCTCTCGTGCCGACAATTGACTTCTGTATAGCCCAGTAACTAATGCCGCGATTACCCAAGCTCGACAGCGCGAAGTACAGACTCTCCCGCGCTGACTGTATTTGTTCAACAGTCAGCTCCTCAGAGAAATTGCCGCACCTCCTCGCGCCATGCTCGATTAACTGCATGACATCAATGACTGTCTGGCTAATTGTTCCCGATGTTGTCATTACAGCCTTTCGTTATTTAACTTGCCCGAAGTCCATTTTTATTTCGTGTACCATTAGCTCGTGCGCTTGCCCAATGTTCCGGTAGAACTTAAGCGACTGTGATGCAGGGTCGTATCTCATGCCGAAATACGCTGTATCAGTTTGCCCAAAAGCCCAGCTTGAGTTGGGTATCATCAATCCATACCTAAACGCCTCAGGGTTTTGAATCTGTATCCCCGTTAGCCCTCTAGCAGTGGCATGAGGCTGCATGTTAATTCCGATGGTGTCTGTGCCAACTTGCGTCTGTGGAAACTCAATATTCAGGCAAATTGATGTGCCGCCCGGTACTGTGTCGTAAACATCGCAATGTATACCTGCTGCCCAAAATGCACCATTTTTAACGGCTGTGCCATGTACCCCAACAATATCGTGTACACCCCATGAGCCGACGTTACCATTGCCTCTAGCTATGCCGTACATGCTGAAATTTGCGCCTGCTGACCCGCTGCTAAAATCCATCGAAGTATCAGACTTGATACCTGTATGCAATCCATTGGCAGCCGAGAAATTACCTGTAATCTTGTATTGATCTTGACTGACTGAGTTTTCTGCATTTACCTGAAAACTCAGCAGCATCAATCCAATTAACGGTAGCTTCATGGTGGCTTTCATTATGGATTACGTCACATAGTGTGGTAGATGTTATCGCTATAATCCCCACGCGCCTGCCTCTCCGCTATTGCCTTTCTTTCTTCAGCCATTTGCCGCTGAAATTCAGCGTCCGACATGCTGGGGGCAGATGGACCAAATTTTGATATTACATCTTTTAAATTAGGCAGTGCTCCTCCGCCGAACAACGATCTGTAATCTACTCCGCCATTTTGCTGCGGCCTTACCCATCCCGGCGCAGTGCCGGGGTCGTCATCTCTTTCTCCGGTAAGGAACTGCCGTGAACCCGGATATGCGCCGTATGACCCAGTTTCTGGATCAAGATATTTCATTTCCGTTGTCCCGGCTCGCCCCGGGATGTTACTGCCCCCAGTGAGTACTTTGGGCATTCCCGCGAATCTTCCGGTTTGCTGTAATTCATTTTGCTGTGACGGTCTTTCAAACTTCGTCCCGCCGCCTTGTTGTGGATACCCAAGCCTGTTTCCGATTACCTGTGCGCGTTGCGGTAAATATTTGTTTTGACCACCTAGATTATTTTGATTCAGGAAGCCCAATGGATTCCCTCCCATATTTTGGAAAGGATTCCCTCCCATATTTTGGAAAGGAAGCCCTCCCATATTTTGGAAAGGAAGCCCTCCACTTTGGATCGGTGGCGACGTTACGGAGCCTACACCTTGTCCGTTGCCTGTTGATGGTGCTGGATTGATACCATACCTGTCTCTCGCCTGATCTTCGAAGGTGTATGCACCGCCTGACCCAGTTCCTGCGCCTTGACCGCTACCTGTTGATGGTGGCGTTACGGCTGGCGCTGCCTTATACAGCTTGGATGTTGTTGGGAGTGCGGCTTGTGCTTGCTGCAAAGCCTGTGTTTGCGCCGCCTTAGAACCGCCAACGTAAACCGCCTGCCCGGATGGGTCATACGCTTGCGGATTTCCCGCTGCTGGATTAGCTCTCAATCCGATTCTTCGTGCAACTTCTTCCTGTGGCGTAAGCGTCCCGGCGGAAGGCACTGCCGCGCTGTGATACGCCATTTGTGTCGATGGCGACGATTCCATAGCAGGGGCGGATGCGCTAGGAGGCAATGCCCTAGTAGCCGCCCTGTTAGCCCAGTAATCCGATCCGGGAACTATCCCACCTTCGGCCATCTTTTTGACCTTGCCGCCACATTTCAGACCTTTGTGGCCTTTGGATGCTGGCAGTTTTTCATGGGACTTCAATTCCTTGCTGATAGCCGCAATCTTTTTAGTTTCTGCCCTTTCGTCTTTGGCAGATTCTTTGACCGCCCCGCCTTTGGCAAACTTCAATTCGCCACCCGCCTTATTGTATGCGTCTTCCATGAGTTTTAATTCACGGGCTTCATCCCGCGCTTTTCTCATTTCTTCCTGTACTTTAGGCGAAGGTGTACTATCATCGGCTGGCTTGGCTTTAACAGGTTCTACTTTCTTCACCTTGACGATGGGAACTATCCCACCTTCCGCCATCTTGCCGCCTTTCTTAGCTGCAAGAGGAATCTCAACAGATACTTTAGGTTTGAGCTTCATCGCTGCCCTGCGGTCCTTAGCTGAAGGCTTGCCGGGAGCAACAGAACCACCGACTGGTTTGCCAACTGCATCGATGATGCTAATTGCCCCACCCACTGCCTTCTTGGTAGCCTTGAAGCCTTGATCTTCCTCTGCTCTGGCTTTGCCTACATAGCCACCATCCTTCATGCGAGGAACCGAGCAACCGCACCCCATTTTCTGCAACTTGCCGAATCCTTCCATGATTCTCTCCTTAAATGGTAGATTGTTGAACGATGGTCAATGATACTGACCCACCGCCCGAATTAACGAGTACCCTGATTGCCCGCATCAATGTGGTTGTTACCCCCGATGTTTGGCTAGCCGTGGCTGTTGTTAGCGCGGCTGTTGGGTGCGCTACGACTTGATGCGCTAACGTATTGTCGAACGGGTCTTCGTTTGTATACTGAACCGAATAATTGATAGTTCCTGTTACGGTAGCCGATATGTTTGTCACTTGATTCGGCACATAAATATCAAGCGGTATCCAGTCAGTAGAGCCGGATTGCAGCGTTCCAGCCGTTATCGCTGCCGCTGTTGCCGCTGACGTTGCTATCCTTGTTACTGTTTTAAATGACTTTGCAGTTGATACTGTAGCAATATTGCCACCCGCTAGAGTTTCACTAATTAAAGATCCGCCATTATTAGTCCCATAAACTGTGAATGTCATACCACTATCATTCCCGGCTGATGCTATCGAGACTTTTCCTGAAACAGACAGTGTAGCGACAACCTTCTCCACTTCTGGCGGAATCTGTGAAACAAATTGGCTTGTGGTCGCCGCCAATGATCCATTAAGCGTCACATTAGTTGCAGATGCTGGCGACTGGCTTAACGCAATAGAATTGGCACTAAGGGCTGCGTAGCCTCCCCATGTTTTGCTTATTGGACGCATTGATTAATCTCCTTATACTTGAGTTACACCTAAAGCCCCAAGTCTAGTAGCCGCTGGACCAGCCGCATTAGACGGCAATAATATCGCAACAACAAGGCGTTTCGCACCGTCCGAAACAGAACTCAATGCCAGTGTCCCGCGTACATCACCAGTCGTCGTAGTTGCAGGAGATGTCGCAACAGCAGCAGTGAATGTCCCTGTATTCTCAGCAAGAGTGCTATCCCATCCGCATCTAGCAACATACCCCAGATCACTAACAGCTAAAGGCATCCCGATAATATCAGTCGTTCCAACCGTCACCGTGACTACTGGGCTTGCTGCTATTGTCATCGTGGCAACTTGCCAGAATGCTTTTTTGCCGTTAACTGTTGTCGAGGCAGATGCGCTACTGGTTATTACCTCGCTCATTGGCTGACCGTAATAGTCATAACCAGTAATTGTGATTGCGCGAGCTGTTGGCGATCCGGCACCAGTCCTTACACATAGAGCGCGAGGGGTGTCTAGTTGTGTAACAGTGACCCCATCCGGTCTAACTACGGACGTAGTGCCTGTCCCTGCAACTCTAGTGATTGCTGCTGTATATACGGAAGCCGTAGCTAATGCGACCAAGTTAAGTGCAAGTGGCACTACATCATGGATATAAATTCTACCCAGCGGTCCAACTCCGGTTTCCATCGGTGAAGAATTACCTAAAGCTGAAGCAGGAACAACGCCCTGATATGTCTCCGCTGATCCTAAAAATAAATCATCTGTAAATTTCGGCACGATATGCTCCTTTTTATCTATTCAATAAATCCATAAAAGAAAACTCCAGTCTCAGAGTTTTCTTTTGTTTGGATATGCGTTACATTAAATGCCGGGAGTGCCCCATACTGCACGCCAGTCTGTCCAGCCAACATCGTAACGCTCTGTTGCCTTGAATCTCATGCTGTCAGTCTCGAAATCGCCTTCCATAGTCTTTTCAAGCTTGCGCCTCATCATGAGCTTAAGCCCTTCTGGTGCGTTAGTCTGAATCCACCATGCAGTGGAAGAAGACAGACGTGACATCACAACTGCGCCATCAGCCAGAGAGCCTGTTGATTTGATTGGGTTAAGGTCGTTGTTGGCATTGCCTGACCTTAATACTGACTTAAGGATAACTTCGGCTTGGAACATATTGCCAGGGGCTACGATAAGTTGCGTTGGCTTAAGAGCGATTTTCTTATTCGTATTGTCCTGCGCTCCCCTGATCTGAATCAACATCTGTTCTGCTGAAGTCTGAGACAGTACAGAGGCCGTAGTCAATAAGTTACTTTGAACTCCCTGTGCTACTGGGTGAGAAGCACTACACAAACAAACGCCATCACCACCTATATAATTGGAGTTAAAAGCTCGGTTTGGTACGTT